ATCGACAGTGGGATTTTCCATCTGTAATATGGGAAAAGTTGTAATTGTATTAGCAGAAGGATAAGAAATAACTAAAGGCGAAGATGGAGATATATTAATCCCCACTCTCCCATTGGTAGTATCCACATTGACTACGTTCGTTACACCATCTGCCTTATTTATCTGTACTGCTGTGGTGCTGTCGGTGGAGGGGGAGATTACTCCTGTCCGGACTTTGGGAGCGGTGATATTTCCTGTGGTGGTGAAGTTGCCAGCTGTTATATTTCCTGTGGTGGTGAAGTTGCCCGCTGTTATATTGCCTGTAGTGGTGAAGTTGCCCGTACCGTTGAAGGAGTTGGAGGTGAAATTATAGTCGGCTTTGGAAGTCCAGGCTGTAGAATTTCCACCATTTGTCCATTTCCCTTGAGTGGAATTGTAAACAGGAACTTGATTATTTGTCAGATTTGAAAAACCGACATCGAGCATATACCTGAATTCATCTATACAGCCAATTATATCAGCACTCGCAGTCTTCAATGTATCAGTTGGAAGAAAAGATGTTCCTATGATCACAGCAAGGATAATAAATAGAACAGTCTTAAACATTTTTATGCCTCAACTCTTCTTGAAATTTAGCGGATTTTATATTCAAAGTAGACTCATACGCCTTGAGATTATATTCTTTATCTGTTAAATTCTTTTTCTTTACCTCATATTCTTTTATTTTTTCTTCCACTTCTTTAAGTTTCCTATTAACGGCTTGCTCTTTAGACTCCGCCTTATCTTCTATTTCCTTTATATGTTTTAACTTTTCATCTATGGCAATGTCCGATATTCTTTTTACTTCCTTGTCTATATTTTCTCTTTGCTTAGCCAATTCCATATAGGCAGATTTTATATCTTTCTTTTCATCCTCTACCTTATTTTCTATATCAATAATACTTCTTTCTTTATCTTGTAAATTGGCATAAGCGCAAGCAACATCTTGTTTTTCTTTAAGTAATTCCTTTAAAATTGTTTCGTTCTGACTTGTGATAACTTTTATATTGCATAATGAAGAGTCTACTTCTTTTTGCTGTTGGTCAAGTTCGAGTTTCTTCTGATTATATTCCTCTACTGATTTTTTTAGAGTATTTGAGTCGCCTATATACTTTATAGACAACGCTTCAACATCAGCTCTTTCTTTTTGGACATAGGACAATTGTTTATTATTCTCTTCCTGTTCTTTATCCAACTTGTTCTGTAATTCACTCAATCTCTTGTTCTCATTCTTGATAATACTTTCATAATTATCTAATTTTAACGCAAGGATAACCTCAGCCTCTTGTATCATATCCGCTATCCTTATAGACACATCAACTTCTATGGGAGACATTTTTGATAACTTATTTTTAATGAACGTATCGAAATCTTTTGCGCTATCCATTATATCTTTATACCTATCAATTACAGAACTCACGATTTATCTACTCCTATCATCTTAATACTTGCTGTTTCTCCCGATGAGTTAGTCAGAAATATATTGCGTATTTCACATAAATTGTTCATTTCAAACGGTCTTCCGGCTGTTATTGTTATGGAATTGTATGTAGTAGCATTCAATTTGATGGTTATATTTTGATCTGACCGTAAACTTAAAGTTGTCCATTTTGAACAGAATTGAAATGCCGCACTTTCATTATCTTTTAAATCGTAATCGCTCAATGGACTGGCTAAAGAAAATTCTACACTATCATAATCCAATGTTAACGGTTCTTGGATTATCAACGGGTTCATTGTTTGTTGAGTCAGTTTACCTTTAGTCATTATTTCCTCCGAGGTCTTCCCGGCCCACGCTTGAGTTCAATTACTTTTTCTGTGTTTATATCTTTAATTTCATCGTTTTTATCCACAACGGCTTCTATGTTACCTATACCATTAGGGATAACATAAGGCCTTATATCGTCAGCATTGATATGTTTTGACTGGACTATACTATTGTATACCTCTGGAGATATTTCCACAGGTTTACCAGGATAAAACGCATACCGTTTACCGTTATAATCCGTGAGTAATAGACTGTGTCTGATATTTACTACTAACATACTTCCTCCGTTTTTTGGGTTAGAAACACCGCAATTACGAACATTAAAGTAAACCATAACCTGGGTATCTCAATTACATAATCAAACATAGATACCGCTAATACTGAAATCATTGACATTGAGATTACATCAAACTTGAATAACTTTCTTGACTCCCAGAGAGCATATCCTAAAATGAATACCCCTAATATCCCAAGATCATAACCAAGAAGTAAGAATATATTGAATGAGTCGTTACCCATCTGCTGATAATATGCTCCTAATCCGTGTCCTATTAGTGGTAACTTTGCCGCTTCTGTAATGGCTTTAGGGAATATATCCTGAGATCTTACCCGAAAAGACTCAAATATATGCGAGTATAAGAAGATACATCCTATCACCATCGTCCCTATCGCCACAACCCTATCCCTATGCAATTTTAATGCTCCGAATACTGTTATACCGGAAGTAACTATTGGAGCGTACTGACCACCTAAGATTGACAATAAAGGTATAGCTAAGGATAAAGGGCTTACGGAAAATACTATTGGCATTACTATTGCTAAGTAATTAAACAACCGCGGGGTAGTCCCACATAGCCCCCCAGATAAAGGATTATTCTCAAAAGGCAAGAAGTTAAACCAGTATTTCTGTGCTAACCATATCCCACAATTTATCACAACCGCCAAAGTAATATATTTATAGAATTGCTTAGGATCTCCGGCATACTTGCAAACTATACTTAACCCTACAAAGAATATAAATATATTTAACAATACCCCAAGAGAAAGTATCTGAAATGAATGGATAAAAACACTTACTATACATAACAATAAAATACCAATGATCCCCTTAGGCATTGTAAATTCTCTTTTGGGTTTATCTAATAATGAAGCCAGGAACAAGACAACTATCCCTAAATGGAAAAATATCAATTCAAACTTATCTATCCGCATGCCAGTTGTGTATGCTATCGGAGAGATTAAGAGCAGAAGTTTTAATACTATGTCTACCATATTTTAGTGAAGACCGGGGATTTCTCCCCGGCCCTCATTCCTTGGTTTTAATAGTCAAGCACAGTTGCAGTGATCACATCGCCATCAGTTGCGTCTACATATATACCTGTAGCAAAAGGCGCTCCACCCAAAACAACTACTTTGGTGTCAGCCGCAGTTCCGACGAAAATATCAAATTTCGGATTTCCTGTTGCCGTTAAAGCGTCGTATATTACTACAGAATCACCCGCAGACACACCTGATACTAATATAGTCTGAATTCGGCAAGCTCCGGTATACGCTAAACCATCACCATTTTGATTAGTAATGGCTTTAGATCTTGCAACCGTATTCACCGAACCACTATCGCTGACTTCAGCGGTATCACCACTTGACAAATCACCTACCCCAACCACACCACCGGAAATGCCCTTATCCATCGAAGCCTGGGTAGCTTTCGTGGCGGCGTAGCAAGGAACAGCCATCGCAATCAAGAGGGCTAAAATAAATAACTTTTTCATTTTATCTCCTCTCAATTATATACCAATGGGGTTAGCGGAATAAACTTTGCAAATAACCAACCCTGGCGATTTGCCCCTAAGCGCATCTTTGAACGCGGCGTGTCCGTAATATGCTTCTATACCCAAACCTATCTGCGCGCCATAATCATCACTATCGCCAATAGGTTTAGCATTTTCGGGAATAGCGCGATAAATTGCACCTGCGCCAAACCCTATTACAGAAGACACGTTGCGCTGGGTTACCAACGCTCCAGCCGTATGCTGTGCGCCCGTAGTACCAGAAACACCCCTTGTCAAACCCGTAAAGGTCGAGACAGTCTTACCTGAGTAAGATATGATCTCATCACCTATCTGTAAAGAACCAGACGAAGCGAAGAACAACGTGTAATCAGCGTCAGTATTACTTGACGCGGCTACACCAACATACGCCGTTGTTCCAGCGGTTACGAGAGTTGCCGATAGAGTCGTTTCGGGCCTAAGAGGCGTACCCTGGGGGATAGGTAGCAAAGAACGATAATTGTAAAGCAACATGTTATCGTAGATACCTATTGCTCCATTGAATATAGGGTTATTAGCTCCTTTGCCAGCATACCTCTGCCACGCGTCTCTGATAGACTGTACAAACGCCGTGTTCTGGTGAAGATAGTATGACTCTATTTCGCCCATTACCAAACCGTACACAGGCTCTTCTATCCCCTGATCGGCGTTGATTTTTATAGGAGTAGCTCCCTGTCTCTGCAAGGCAAGCCGTACTTTGGTTATCTCCGACGGCCCAAAATACTGCGCGTCAGTAGAATTCAACCCGGATACATCGGTCGCTGAGCCACCGTACATCGTAGATACGGCAGAGCTTCCAAGTACATCCGTGAATATGTCTCCGTCCATTTTACGAGCAAACCAGTCAGTTAACAAATTCTTAGTTATCTGAACTTCATCGAAGTTTGCTTGCAAAGTAGATTTTCTGCTGACAGCAACAGCGTGCCTTACAATGTCGGCCTGAACAGAGAATGAACCAATAGCCAACTTCTCTTCTCCGCCCTTTAAAACGCTTTCACCTGTAACGCCGTTACCCATCAACTGCGCGATTGTATTAAACGTAATATAATCGCCTTTTTGTTTCAACTGTCCGGTCTTATCAATAACCGGCATTGCTGAACCCTCTTTACCTGACAACCTACCCCAGAACCCTTTACGGGTTGCATCGGGTACGATACTGTCGGCCCAGAAATTAGGAATAGCGGCATCAATCTCCGATATACCTGTTACATTCATTTCTGTAGTCCATCCACGCGTATCGAATAGTGCCAGGAGAAAAAACTTTAACAACTTCATTTATGGCCTCCTGATTGATTTCTTAGTTTAACAGATACTTCATCATATTTGAGTCTTGCATCTGGAGATAATTTCAAGTATTCATCTTTAGACAGTTCTTTAAATCCCGTACTGGCTGGCTTCTGTCCTCCACCCGTTATAGGAGCTACTATCTTTTTATTGGCTTTCCCTGCCTCAAACCCCTCAAGCTTAGCTTTTGATATGGCCTGCATGGGGATATTTAATTCCCGTGCCGCCTGAAGAGCCGCTATAAGTTCTCCCTGTGGATTAGACTTGTACTTTTCAGTCCATATTTCAGTCGCCCTGTCATACAGAGATTGATTGAATGTAGGATCCCCAACCTTGATCTGCGGAAAGTACGCTATCATCAAATCATTGGCTTTTTGTTTAGCTGACACAAATGACTGGAACTGCTGGCGTTTCTGTAACTCCGCTTGTTCACGGGTAGACAACCTATCTTCAATCGTATCGTCCAACATATACTGTATGGCTTCCAACACTTTGGGATCAAACAACTGCTTGTGTGTATCTTGAAACTTTTTCTGACGCTGGGAAGATGATTGATTAATTAGATCAAACCTTACTTCTCCATTCTCGTCAATGGTAGGTTTAATCCCCGAACCCTCAAGCGCTTTCCGTATCGAAGCAAGGTTGCGTTCTGTCGCAGTTGTCTTACCTCTCAATTTCTCATACTCTTGTGTTATCGGCTTAATCTTTCCGTATTCACTATAGACTTTATCTACTAAAGCTATAGCTTCTTCCTGAGTCTTCGGGGTATCTCCAAAATCCCCATATTTCGGTGTAGCCGCCGGGGGCTCATCGCCTTGTCCTTCATCTCCACCACCTGCATTTATGTCAGCATCAGGTTGACCTTGACTTTGTCCGGTTGTACCGGAGTCTCCGCCTGTTCCCTCTGCTCCATTTTCATCTCCTCGTTCACTTCTGAGTAACATCCACAACTCTTTTAACAACTTCATCTGACACTCCTCGCATTATGGGGGGATATGGTCAAGTCCATACTCAACCGCACCTTGTCCCTTTTGTAATGAATATAAGTGTATTAGGTATAACCACATCAAATAAAAAGTATAGTATAGTTCCTGACAAAATAAACGGGGTGGCTGGCAAATTCTTTTGTTCCTTTGCGATAAACCTGTATAAATATATACAACCTAACGCCATAAATAATATTGTAAACGATTGGTAACTTAAAAAAGAAGCTATGAACATCATCAGTTTTACATCTCCACCGTACCAGAATTTAAGTCTGTACAAAATCAATCCAAGAACTAACATAAGACTAACGGATAATATATCCCTATTGAACCATAACCCAGCCATGATAGATGGAATAATTATTATCAACGGTATCTTGCGTGAAACAATATCTGTATATGTAAGCAGGACTAACACAGACCAAAATATAAAAATAGGCAAAGTCATTATTTTGTCCTATGGCCTAATACGGTCATTTCATTATTTGCTTTTTTATAATGCCAATCTTCTGACCCTGATCTATTAGAGTTTATAGAAGCATAAAAGACTTCCTTAGCTTTTTTATCTCCATACTCTTCACGCATTTTTCCAAGCACTTCTTTTCCTGTTTTTGTTAGTGGCATTTATTTCTCTGGCTGTTCTTTAGACTTACTCATAACTTCTTTTTTATCGTACTCATCCCTGTCGTCTTGAGACATGTTCAAATATTCATCTTTCGTCTTCCCTCCGACATCAGACAAGTATCCAATCTTGAGTATCTCGAGGTCTATGCGTTCATCCTTATCTTCGGAATACTGGTCTATTGATTTACCCACAACCTTAACTTCCAGTTCCAACCTGCATACAGACCCTATATCTTTACTTAACAAGTCTTCCGGTATATTTTTATGCAAAGACATTGACGGATAGTTTATTTTGCTTTTGCTTGCTTCGGCAGGTTGAGGGTTTTCAGATTTATACCCCATATCTTTTAATTCCATCATTCCTCCTTTTTATTATTAAATTCTTTAACGGCGTTCTCTGTTTTATCAATAAACTGTTCAGGTATCCTCAAGACCCAGGATAATATATATATCTCGTGATCTAAAAGTTTAAGCTCGTAAATAGTCTTCTCATCTGCAGTGTCTAAAGCTGTTATAGCTTTACGTTTCTTACATTTTTCCATATAGTCCGAGATAAGTTTCCTGAATTCTGCCCAACCTGACCAGTTCGAGATTATAAGTTTTTTTAACGATGCAGACCTGAGTATCATATTATCAAGATTTTTTTTCATATCTTGCTTTATCTGATCGTCAGTTTTAGGATTGAATAGGCCCAGCATTTTGTAGCCCTCCACGATTTTGAAGAGATTTCATTACTAACGCTTTCTTGACAGCACTCTGCATATTCTGTTGTTGCGCTTGCTGTTGTTGCATCTGTTGAGCTTCCTGAGCCTGTCTTGTCATCTCAGCTATAATAGCTTCTTTCTTGGGTAATATAGTAGTCCAATCCTCACCCCGGACAATCAATCCTTTTCTTAGTATCTCCCACGTGGCAAGCATATTACCTTGTACCATAGGCTGAGGCAAATATCGTTCCATCATGTCATTTGCTACAGCCAATTTCCATTGTTTTGACGAAGTCAGACTTGTACCATTCCATATCCAATTAAATTTACCTCTAATCTGTTCCGACTGCCATACAGTGTCTATCCCTTTTTCTTGATACTTTCCGATATTGTCTTGAGTAGGAAGTATAGATTTCCCAGTCTCGTCTTGTAATTTCCTTTCTAATCCTTGGGGCATATTGTCAACATAATAATCTATCGTCCAATCACATATTTTTCTCAAGATATTATGGCAACGCTGTATGAACTTATCCATACCGATGTTGCCCTCGGATATTGTAGCCTGGACTTCACCTAAAGTCTTTTGTCCACCCTGATCTCTTGCCGTTCCTGTTTGATAAATAGATATATTGCTTATTCTCTCAGCAAAACTCATCAACATGGTTTCTAACTGTGTTCCTATTTGAGATACATCTCCCACACTAAGTACTCTTATATCTCCCGCTTTATCTTCTTCCCACATAGCACCGGGATATAATTCAGGCCGACTAAATTCATCTCCCTGCAATGTCTTTTGTTTAATAAAAATCTTCTGCATAGACAACATTGCGTTGTTCATTATGGTATTGATAAACGTGTTCATTTCCTTTTGAGACATATACATCTTTTCAGCAAGAGACCGGCCTATAAAATTTTCAGTTTCTTCAAACTCGCCTCGCATATATACTCTATCTGGAAAAGGTATACGCCTATAAGGCCAACGGATTATCTGTAACAATTCTTCTTCTTTATACGCCACAACGCAACATACTTCCTGTTCTATTGCTTCTTTATCCTCGAAATCTATTTCATTGTTATTGTTGAATGGCAGTCTTCCATACCAGTTGAAACTTTCTATTAACGCGCTTCTTTCTGTCAGTATCTTCTCTGACCCGGTCAACTCTTTGAACTTAGGAGAGTCTTTAACTTTGCCTACACCCTCTTGTATGAAATATCCTTGAGACGCTTTTAACATAAGCTCGTTTATTGTAAACCAACATCTGTCTCCCTCCCAGTAAAGCCGTGTTCCTCTTTTAGCGTTAGGACACCATACATAATCTTCAAACCGGATATATTTTAATTGCGGCGCATTGATCAACTCAACATCTTTCTGTACCCATACAGGCCGCGTTCCCTGCTGTTGCCACCCGTTTGCCATTAATTCTACCATCTCCATCTGCGCCTGTGGATCATCAGGGAGCAAGTCTCTTTCTTCTCCAGTGGCAGGATTTACTAAATATATAGCGTCTTCCTTTACTATCTGTGAGTCGAACTCTTTTATCCAGCAGTATTTTAAAACCGCAAAAGGAAGTTTTATCATCTGCTTATAAAAGAAATTTATATTATCGTAAATATGGATTATATTGCGGAATACCATATCAACGAAATCTGTAGCTGACTCTTCATTCTGAATAGAAGAACTATCTTCACCTTTCCCTGTCATAAAAGGTTCTTGGCTAAAAAGAGTATTCATCACACGAGCATGTACAGCGTCTATTGTCCACTCCGTTATGGGTATAAAATAATCCGCCGCTCCGGGCCAGGGAGCATTGCACGTCTTTTCCGCTTCCATCCATTTTGTAACTTGAGAATATTGGTTTTCGCATCTCTTAGCCAGTTTATATATCTTACTATTCTCTCCAGACGTTGCCTCATCGCCTATACTCTTTTTTATTTCTTCACATATTATTCTGGCGACCAATTTCCCTTTTTCATAATCTACTTGTATTTTAGCGTCTTCGTATAGCATTGATACTCCTATCAGATATTATCGGCAGATACGGGTTTGTGCCTCTGTACAAATCTTTCTTGCTTTTTCGCTATGGGACTAAATACATGGACAGCGATATATTCTAAAGAATTCAAAAGATGGGAATAAAAGTCGTCATGGAATGGAAGTTCGCACTTGTCCGTGAAAGATTTACTTGGGTCATAATCCGGGTAATGATACCCACCCATGAACCCGTCGTTTATAGTTTTGCATTGTGGATTGACTATCAATAAAGGCAATCCATTCTGTATAGTGTTGATCTTTTTTTCTATTATCTCTTTCCTGAGCCTGTACTCTGACGGTTTTGAATGTATCAAAATTCCTTTACTCAACAATATCTGATATGTCGTCTGCTCGGATTTATCTGATACTTGGGTACATGCCGGGTCTCCATAATGGATAGCCGTCGCTCCGGGAAACCTTTTGTTCAATTCAGGGAATACGTGATTATCCACAAATTTATCTATGGTAACATACGAACCCATCAACTCAAACAGTATATTCCATCTTCCATCAGGATGTATCTGCGTAGCACAAAATGCGGGATGACGTTTACCAAAATCCCACCCACAAGTCAACGGAATTTTAGGATCATATGCTATATCTTGTCTATGTATGGTTTCTACATATCCATCATAAAAAGGTTTTCCATCCGGAGTGAAACCATAATCTCCCTCAAGATATTTCTTGCGCCACGATGGAGGCAAATTCTCAAGGCTTGATATGTAGTTGTCAGGCAAGTTGGATTTGTTCTCATAAGTAGACGCGTGGAATGTCGCAAAGTCTGGGTCATTGCCCAACTCGAATTTCTGGTATATCCAATGGTCAACATTTGGAGGATTTGAAACTAACCACCCACATTGTCTCCCCACGGTATTCAAAGATAATCGGCCTTGTAAAAACGTGAATACTTGCTCATCTACTTCTTCGGCCTCATCAATGAAAAACCATCCAAGATTGAGTGAACCCAACTTTACTCCCTCTTTCAAATGCTTAAAGTATATTTCCGATCCATTACGCATGAGAACACGATGCTCTGTTTTATTGTAATCAGCTATAAAGTCCTGCGGGATAACCTCAAATAAAGTTTTCATCGTGGTATCTCGCAAGTCAGTAAAGTCTTTTCGGAATATAACACCGCAGTTTTTAGGATAGAGATAAGATTGCTTAAATGCTTCTTGGCAACCTGCAAACGTTTTTCCGGCCCTCCAAGCTCCTATGTATAATCTATACTTTGCCCCAGATAAATGGAACAATGACTGCTTTTCAAGAGGTTGATAATTTATATCTAAAGTTATCCCCTTATTCGCCATTGCTTCCCTCGTGCGGCGTAGCCATATCTTCAATCACTTTGCGTTCCGTTTCGTTTAGCAACCTATCTGGCTCAGTAGCGAAGTTAAATGTTATTGAAGAGAAATTTAGATTATTTTGGCTTGCCTCTACTCCAAGATACTTTTTGCATTGCAAGGCTGTTACTAAGTATCTATGCCTAACTCCCATATCAGGCTTTATACCTTGCTTAGTAAACCTTTTTGCTTCTAACCCATCTTTGAGTTTCCTTGCTAAGTATCTATCAGACACCCCCATCTTATCCATCACTCTGTTGAAGGTGAGATCTTCAGGCAATCTTTTGAGCTTTGAATATATGGCTTGCTTAGATACTCTCTCTGACTTGGCTAAGGCAGCTACATTCCCATTATGAGCCATTAAACTCTTGGTTAATACTTTCGCTTTTATCATTGCTATTTCAGGTAAGACTTTTGGCATGGATAAGTTTATAGTGTATATGAGGTTATGATTTTTTATATAAGCCAGGCCGCAAGAGGCATATATGTTTAGGCAGAGTAGTCAATGCTATCCGCATTTCATTTTGGGATGCTCTGCGCCTGGCGATTTATCAAAGTAAAAAGGGTTAACCCTGCTGTGCACAGAATTAACCCCATTTGCCCGCATACGGGCGTACAGATTACGTAAATGATAAAGCCGTCGCCTTATCTAATTAAAGTATTACATTTATAAAAACATTTTCAAGAGCCTATCTATAATAATTTGCCCTTATCGCCTCCACCGCATTACCACTTACTCCACATACCTCAGCAAGCCTGTATAGACTCTTCCCATTACATATAAACTTTGTATCTCCTTGCTTAATTGATAACTTCACAACTGCAATAAATAGGTTTTCATATGGACTGAACGACCTATTTCTTGTATACCTCTGCGGATCGTGGCTATCCAGCATTTTATCCTTTCATTGTGTCATTTCTTAATACCAATGATTTTATTGATCATATTAAGATTATGGTTTATATCTTTAGCTTCGGGTGAGTATTTTTTAGCTTCCATCAAGAACAATCTTGCTGTTACATATCTCTTGGCTAACATTTCAGTCTGAGCGAGATTATACCATGAGGAAACTGATCCTGGGAATTTGTTTACACATTGAACATCTAAAAAGTTAGCCTCGTCTATCCTCCCAGTTTCTCTTAGGATCGTAGATAAACTTTCCATGACTTTTAAGCTCGTCCTGACTGACAGAAACTCACGGTAATGGACTTCTGCTTGTCTTAAAAATTCAAGTTTATTCTCCTTTCTGAATTTTAGATTATATGCGTCTCCTAACTGTTCAAGCATAGCGCACTCTACTTGGACTACATCTATGGGTATCCCCGCTAACTTAAACTCCTTGAGCTTATATACTTCTGTAAGGATTTCAATAACCTTGTCGAAGTTCTCTTCTTGAAGATATATAGCGCCAAGCTGTACAGCCGCTTCAGGATTTTTCCATTCATCCCAAGCCTTATGAAACGACTGTTTAGCGGATAACACCGGGCCATTACCAAGACAACACGCTCCACGCAAAACCCACAATTTGGGAGTTATGGGGTCTTTATGTTCAGGGTTAAACTTTTTAAACGCCTCATCTACTAACCTTATAGCTTCTATGGCTTTCTTTTTTCTATCTTTGGGTCTATCAAATCGTCCTAATACCATAAGACAGTTTATCAAATGGAAATATGTCATAATATCCGGGTTATCTTCCATCTCTTTTTTTAAATAAATATAATTGCGCCTATTCTTTGCTATCCATTTGCTCGCTTGAATATATCCAAAATGTCGTATAGATAAATTCGTAAGGACATACTTTGCGCCGGACTGGCTTTCTGATATATCTTCGTGAATAATACCCTTGAATTTATATTCAGGTCTATTCTTAAATATCACATTCTTTATGATATTTTCTTCCGTGTTTATTTCAGTTGGACACTTTATAGATACTTTAAATACATCTATGTCTGGATTATATAAGATTAGATCACGGATGCCCATAGGTTGTTCAAATACATCATCGCAGTCCATCCAGATACAGTAATCCCCGGTTGACATAGATAAGGAAATGTTCCTTGCATACGCATAGTTATTAAATTTTATATACTTATGATTTATATCTGGCAATACATTGTATTTATCAATATGGTAAAAACTGTTAAGTATCTTTAGCAGTTTGATATAATTCAGATAGTTGATTGGCGTATGTTTAAAATTAAAAACTATATTTATTTCGTCTACCCATTGGGCTATGCTCGATAACGCTCTTTTAAAATCTTCATGGTTCTCATAATCTCCCACTATCATGCATAAAGATATTTTTTTATACTTATCTATCTTAGACATAAATATCTTTTGGTTACGAGCCAAAAGATTACTATACGCTTTCTGTTTTTTATGATCATTATTATATCCAAAACTTCCTCCACAAAAATGGTGGACAAAAGAATTACCGCATATCTTCAATTTATACCCCTTATCTAACGCTTTCCAACAAAATAAATTGTCTTCAAAATTTCCAGGGGTGAATTCTTCGTCTAATCCACCAATCTCTTTCCAAACCTCTGATTTTATAAGACAACAGAAGAATACTAAAAAATCAGTATACTTTTCTTCTTGGCTAAATTTTTCAGAGAACTTTTCCAGTTCCTCAACACCTTTATATGAACATGAAATGGGGGATTTCTGCCTTCCACTCACCGCATTGCTATATGGCCCTACAGCGCAAATCTTGGGGTCAGTTTTTATACAGCGTATCAAATTATCCAAAAATCCTTTTGTAACCAAAGTGTCGTTATTAAGCAATAGATAATATTTTCCTTGAGCTACTTCAGCCATATGGTTTTGAGCTTTAGGAAAACCCATATTTTCTTTATTATAAATAACTTTTATCATCCCTTGTTTTTCAAGACTATTTAGATACTCTACCGTGCCATCCGTACTCCCGTTATCACAAACTATGACCTCGTAATCCGTCTTGACTACTGATACATTATCAAAAATACTTTTGAGACACTGTTTTGTAAAACCAAGACCGTTAAATGTTGCTATGAATATACTGGTCATGTCTTTCATTTCAATCTCCTTATTTTAATACCTATTGTCCATCCTATGTCCTGGCCCACTCAAATTTAATGAAATCTCAATTTCCCTATTTTTATCTCTGTAATCAAAATCAACTTTAGGAATTTTAACTTTTGGGTTGATTACGAAGTTGCGCCAATGTTTGTGAGGATCTCGATTTTTCAATCTTCCCTCCACTTGGTTATTTCAGTGAACATTTTACCATGTTCTAAATCAAGAGTATTATCTACCCAGGATGTTATACATGTTTTCTTAAGAGCGTACAGTTTTTCAATGCACTCACACCACGTCATTTTATCCTTCCTTTCAGCATGGCTAGGTGCGACTGCTATACCCAAACTAAATGCTAAAGAACACGCAAACAAAACAAGAGCAATAATTAAAACTTTTTCAGTTACGCCCATCATAATTCCCCTTTCCCCACGCTGGCGTGGATTAGAACGCTTTTATTAAAAATAAAGTAGCTACCATGCTGAACGCCGACCCTATAAACCAATAAATAACAGCAGGAACATTTTTAGTGTTAACATCAATTAAACATCCGACTGTCATGCTAACTGCTTGTATTGCTATGAATATAAACAGATATTTCATCACCCCACCCCCATTATGCTGTCGTGGATTGCTTGGGCTAATTTCCTTACATCAACATCGTATATTGCACTATTAGGTATAGTTTCAACCTGTGCTTCGGCTAACATATCTGGCAATTTCTCTAAAAGATTCTCCACCCCCGCCGACTTGCTCATGCGGGAAAGTTGGGATTGGAGTTGACCATTCTTAATATCTATTTCGTGGCATTGCTCTTTCATATCTTCAATACTACCCCGCAACTCAGCTATCCCCTGGTCCTTTGAGGCGATGGATGATTGGAGGTCTTTAATATTTTTATCTGTTGCCTCGTCAAAAGTAGATATTTTTATATATGGACATACTTGTTTCTGTGGACAATCTTTTATCATTTTCTTATATCCGTTTCTCTCCCCCTTCACCCTGGCAAGTTCTTCCTTGAGGCGGGCGACTACTGGCAGTACAGCGTCATAACAGCGATTCCACTCTCCAAAAATTACCGGCATCCGTTCAGGCAGTTCGCTTCTCTCTCTATCGCTTGGGGCAATCATTTGTATATCCTTTCAGTACCTTATTAGCATAACTAATAGCGTCTTCTTGGTGAGCTTGTATATAACGAGCTTCGGAACCCTCCGAACCGATACGTTGTGTTATTCGAGGATGCCATTCAATCATTTCTTGAAGAGCTTTCCTCAACTCCTCATTCTCACTCTGCAATCGGGAGACTATGGGGACACAAAGGTCAATAGCGTGATTCAATCCTTTGCCATAACATTGCATTGAATGATTATCCCCTGCGTCAATACCAATAGAATCAACTTCCATCCGTTCAGGCAACTCATCACTTGCTTCAAGGTATGAGCTGGCAAGAGGAACAAGAATTTTACAAACATGGCAATCAGGTTTAGTATAATCCTCTTCGCAAACAGCACACTTTGGTATGGCGTTTAAAAAATCAACTGCTTTCTTAATTTTTTTATTGTTGTTCATTTAGACCTCCTGTTCCAGTTTTCTTAACTCGTTGTTAAGTTGAAATAAACGAGCGTGAATATCAATAGTTGTTTCCTGCCTTTCGTATGCCCTATTCAAACTTTTTTCATAGGTTATTATTAACCTTTTGAGTTTAATAATCTCTTCATCCCTATCCGATAGATTGGTCATGGGTCTCCTTTTGCTTTTTAAATTCTTCTTCTAAAAATTTAATATGAATGTTTAAAATATAAATATTTGCTCCAATACTTGCAAAAGCGTCTGCCAAATGTGAGCTTTTAGAATTAGCTATTCGTTTAATTTGCTTAGATACTTCCAATAAACTCTTACGAATTTTTGGATAGTTTTTGAGACCATTCCACGTTACTTTATTCATCTCCCTCACCCCTCCCGTAAGTAGTGCTGATTGGTGGCTAGTTTAATAATTCTGGGTTTTCGTATATGTTGCCGATGACTTCAATGTTTTCCCAAATAGATAAATTCCAACAATCATCGTTTTTAAGTCTAAAACATCCATCAGCAAACTCCACTTCCCTGGGTTTTAGTTTTACGTCTGTGCCGTCAATATGCTTAAATCCTATTTTCCAACCCGACCAATTGACAATATCTCCCTCGTATATCTCCTTACCGTTTTTGTCTTTTAAGCCAGTAAATTGCATAAGTTCATATTCTTCATCGCATAAAATATAATGTCCTTGCGCAGTAGTAGAAACAAACCATTTTAACCATATCGTTCGATGTATAAAGTCAATATCAGAAACCGTTCCCATTTTTTTCTTTTCTTTATCCCACGCTCTAAACTTAATCTCTCTCATGATTTCCCCCCCCTGTTCATTCTGCATAGTCATTCCTCAATAGTTTTTACAAACTCAATCTTATTAACCTTATTCCCTAATCTTCCAAAATTTACTTTCGCCATTGCTAATGCGTCATCTGCTGTCGGAGCGTCAATCAAATCATTCATCCATTGAGCGTTACCGAACCAAATTCTATATCTATTCTTCAAACTCTTTTTAACCTTACTCATGGGAGTCCTCTCCTCTCAATTCTTCAATCTTTTTCATAAGATCATGGTAAAACCTACCATCCCTATCGCCGTCTTTGTATTCCCTGTTGCGTAGCCATTCCAATAACTTCTGCCACTTCATACGGCTACTCATGGGAGTCCTCCTATTTTAGTGATTGGTGAGCGAGGTACGCCTTACCGTAATCTTTGCTGGCATATACTTCTATCATTTCCAATCTTTCTTGACAGCAAGTCGGACACACTAAACGATTTTCTTCTTGAGGGTGCTTTCCCCTGATATAAACTTGTTTGCCTCCACACGAGCCACAAGTAGGCAACCCTGCTTTTGGCTTGGGAAAATGAGGTCTTGATTCATGCATCCAGTTGTCTGCGTCCTCATGCAAATTCTCAAGTGCTTCTAATCTTTCTTCTACTGTGTCCTTCTCCCCTGCGTGGGTTTCTGGGGGGAGGGCGGTTACTTTAATACCATCACACATATAGTCATTCATAAGAGCTGTTTCAATTCCTATGGCAGTAATAGTAATTACGTTATCCCACTCAATCTCCACTCTTATTTTTCCCATACTCTCCCACCCTCCTTAGCTTAGACCTTTTAATGTTTGTAATAATGTGGCGAGTTCGTCCAAGTGAGCCTCTGCCCATTCCTTTGTAAACTTTATCCCCATGCGTTCCCTGC